GCATACGCAATGCCATCTAAATATGGGTCTATCGCAAAGGCATATGCCGTAACGGACACGCAGCTTGATATGGCTAACATACAAGCAAAACCGTCTTCAACTCAAACCGGAAGTTTGGCGCCCGGCTCGGTGAATACTGTAAATCCTGATAAAAATAATCCATTTGCAATCAATCTTTATGTATTGTGCTATGACAGTAATCAGCGTTTGATATCATCCAACGACGCTATTCGACAAAACCTAAAAAACTATCTAAATCAGTATCGTATGTTGACAGACAGCGTCAACTTACTTGATGGCTATATTATCAATATCGGTGTCGATTTTACAATTATTGCATATAAAAATTATAATAAGCGAGAAGTGTTGGCTAACTGTCTGACACTTGTTCAGCAATATTTTGACATAAACACCATCCAGTTCTGCCAACCAATCAATTTGAGTAGACTTGAGCTTGAAATCGCAAAGATTGATGGGGTACAATCGGTAACTCAGCTAAAGGTTAATAATTTGACACTAAAAGACGGTGATTATTCCCCATACGAGTATGATATATCAAAAGCTACTGTGGATAAGGTCATATATCCTTCCATAGACCCATCTGTATTTGAGGTCCGTTTTCCAACAAAAGACATAGTAGGTAGGGTAGCATAAATATAGCCTCAATTTATTGATTGGGAGCTATATTTATAATGTAAAGAATATAGCAAATGCACTACTTTTTATATCCAACCAAAGATACCTCAATCACCAATTATCCAGCCTATATGTACAAAAATATGGGATTGGATGAACTGCTTGAAGTAGAAAAGCGAGTTTCTGGATATAGTTGTTCAAGTACCAGTACATTTCCCATTACGGAGTATTATACTAGTTCGAGTATAGAATTGTTGAATGGCCCAAAATCTGCGTCATTCGATTCGGGTTCTACCGATCCAAGAATCGTATCAAGTTCAATAAAAACCGTGTCCGGACCTACCACTATGGGTGCCGTTTTGTCACGTGCACTATTGCATTTTGATTTGTCAACGATTTCACAATCTATCGCAAATGGGCAAATAAATAGTCCAAAGTTTTTTCTAAATCTGAAAATATGCGAATCTCAAGAAATCCCCGTGAGATATGCTTTAGCTGCATATCCAATATCACAATCGTGGGCAATGGGAACGGGATACAAGAATGATGGATATTCATATTCCGATGGCGCGAATTGGAAATTCTATGATGCTGACCAAAAATTCAAATGGTGGAATACTGGTTCACTCACTGATTGTAGTGGGGGAGGAGTATGGTGGATAAATAGTTCTTCTATAGCATCAGGTTCTGGATATGCAGAATCTCCAAACATTAGCACATACAATCCATTCCCAGACTGTCCAACCAGCAGCTATGTTCCAACATCATCCGGAATAATACCTACTTCGGGATCATATGCTTGCTATCAATATTTCGATTATCAAACGTCCGATGTAACTATGGATGTTACGACGATAGTAAATGCGTGGTTGAGAAAAGAAATAAAAAATGAAGGATTTGTGCTGATGCACAGTGACGAATCAAGTTCTGTAGATTATGGAGCACTTAAATTCTTCAGCAAAGAGACAAACACGATTTATTCTCCATATCTCGACGTATGTTGGTACGATTCTACAATAGATACCGGTAGCGCAGATCCAATTCAACTGAGAGATGCCGTTGTTAATATGAAGAATATGGCAAAGGAATATAAATTCGGATCAATTGTGAGAATGGATGTAGCAGCAAGAAAACGCTATCCAGTAAAAACATTCACGAATAAATTATCCGACTATCTTGCCCCATATTATCTACCATCTTCTAGCTATTACCAAATCAAGGACGCGGAAAGCGAAGAAACGGTACTTCCATACGATGATTATACAAGATTGAGCTTCGATGCATATGGAAATTACTTCATGATGGATACGAGCGGATTGCCATCAGAAAGATATTACAAAGTTGAAATAAGATCGGAACAAAGCGGTTCTATACTGACTTATACAATTCCAACTTCATTCAAGATTTCTAGATGAAACCAAACAAAAATCTAATTGGATATAATCAGGAGGATGTCGAAACTCTAATTAATACTGGATACATTGTTCCAAAAATAGATGAGTATTCCAATTTGATAATACAGAACATTAGCGATCAGTTGTATAGTTCTTCTATATCAATTAAATTAGAGAACGTGGTTTATGTTCCAACAAAGGTAGAAACAAAAGTGAACACTACATTTTACGAGCTATGAATTTGAGCGACTTAAAATATACAGTTTCTTCTACTTCCTCTCTAGGATACGGCTCGTTTTTAAGCGAAGAAGACTTGAAATTTTATTCCGAAGGATTGACATCTAACAATTTTCCGTTTGGAAAATCGGAAAATGATTATGTAAAATTCGGAGTTTACAACTTCGACGACACTCCGGTCACGTCTTCGATGTTTTATGCATCCGCTTCATATGAAAACTATACAAAGTCATTTTACGATGTATTCAATCAATATGTAGAATATTCATATAGTCAATATGCAGGAGATTTTGTAATAGTAGGACCGACTACACAATCGTTGTTTTTTGATGTAAGCAGACATCTGAATGTTCTAAGTGTACAAGATGGCAATTACAAAATATCGATTGAACTGGGAAGAAATGTCGTCGGCAGCGAAAAATCTCCAGACGATAAACTTATGGTGAGTAAGATTGCCTTAAGCCGTTCCGAGATATCCATAATTCCAAAAACAATCAAAGGTTCTGTCACAAAAATAAATCAAGATTATGAAGTATTCTCGAATGGTCAGATCAGACCAAGCGAGATAGTTGATAATTTGATTTATTCAATTTCAAAGCCTGAATTTTACAATATATATACCGCCGCAACAAGCGTTGATCCTACTGGATCCGCTGAGTTGATGTTTAATTACAGCTTTAAGAGAGATGTGGATGTGGTGTTCTTCCTGAATGACATATATTATGGAGTAAAAAAGGGAAGCTATAGAAGCAACGGGCAAATAGCTACAAATGATATCTTGGGAATATACGACCAATTTAAAAATTGGTTATACCAGAATTATAGTACAGGAAAAACGTTCCAAGATATACGAAACTATTATTATAGTTTATTTGTTTATGTCGTTGACCACGAGTTAAACAGAATAACAAATAAGAAACCGGAAAATTACGATAGCATCGTTAAGTTCCTTCAGTCTATATTCTATGATACCGTGTTTTTTCCGGCGATATACATAATAGAAGCAAAATATAACATAGATTTTTCTGGATATTTCAAGTATTATTTGAATTTTGAAGACGGAACCAAGATATCCATCGTAAATAGAAAAATAGTTGCCGCAAGCGATCCTAGATTTTATGACGAACTTACTTTGAAACTATTGGATGTCGTTCCGTCGTCCATTGCTGCCGGTTCAAATGTATGGATTACTTGCGATTTCGGATTTTTACCAATAATTCAAAATCTTTATTATTTTACCAAGCCTGTAATAAACACAATACCATTGCGGGGACCAAATTTTCTAATTAAGATCGAAAATGAAGGAAATTCCACTCAACCTCTTTCAATGGAACAGTTGTTGGAAGAGACCGGTAGTTTATATAATGAATTAGAATCAAAACTGCACGCCAAGGAAACAGAATGGATAGATACGACCGATTATAGAAATTTTGAAAATTTTGTTAATTTCTCTTCGGCAAATTTGCGCCTTCAAGCATTTGAAAGCAAGCGAGACAGCATTGAAAAATTATACAATGATATCGCAGAGATAAATGAAAAGTTAACAGCCAACCCATCCGATCCTTTTTATGCAAATCAAAAATCAGAAAAAAATTCTGAAATAGACCAACTTGAATCTGGGATGGATGGTTATGAAAAATTTCTATATAATAATCCCGCCTGGTATGAAGAGCACAATGCAGACTATGATGGATACACTTCTGCTTCATTATATGACAAGAATAATTTCGGCTCTTTAATAAACAACCTACCTCAATTCATGATAGAAGACGCGGATTATAACGCGGACTATATCAAGTTTGTAGGAATGATTGGTCACTTCTTTGATAATATTTCTTTAGCAGCAAAGCAATACACGGAGAAAAATAACTATTCTAGCAGTCCAAATTATGGAATATCATTGGATGTAGTTGGCGATATGCTAAGATCTTTGGGATGGGATGCAGAAATATCCAAGGAAAATCTTCCATTGATATTGTCGGCGTTTTCAAAAGATGATTTTGATCCAGATTCTCCGTTATACGAAAAAGCAAGAGATTTTTCAGAAGAACAGCGCAATCAGATAATTTGGAAACGCATACTTAACAGTTTACCTCTAATATATAAGACAAAGGGAACAGAGTCTTCTTTGAACGCTCTTATATCTTGCTTTGGTGTTCCAAAAAACATCATAAAAATAAAAGAATATGGTGGCATACAAAACACACGCGACTTAACAGACAAGTCCTTGTACATCATCGAAGACGTAAAATACGAGCCATACTTCAGCGGAAGTGGAGAATATTTCAAATTGGATTGGACAGGCAGCGCTCAGTCGGTAGAATTTACTTTCAGATTTGATACAAGAAAAACTCACGAAGATGGAAAAATATTCAGACTGGTCAATTGCTCGGATATATGGGCTGTTGGTGCAGTTAGAGAAAAAGGAAAAGATTGGGGTTCATTGTTTTTCAGCTTGGACGATGGTCTTGGAAACGTAAAAACTCTACTAACTCCGCGTGCTCCAATATTTGATGGAAATTCATATCATATGATGGTCCGCAGAAATGAGGTTGATACTCTTTTTGGAGCAACCGCCTCCATCAATGATTATCCAACCAGATATGATTTGTTGCTGCAAAAATCCGAAGATGATCGCATAACATTCTATACGAGCGGAAGTATATTTGTCAGCGGAAGCTATAATGATGCATTTGAATCTGGTTCATATTTGTATATAGGAAATTACAACCAAAATACATCTTCTTTGAGTATAGATCCAGAAGCATTCTTTGGAAATATAGACGATATTAGAGTATGGGAGTCTGTTGTATCCGACGATAGATTTTCGGCTCATACGCTGAACAGAAATGCATATGACTTGGAAGACCCGCAGCAAATGATTGCTGAAAACTTGTATAGAATATCTTTTGAGCGCCCGCTTGATTTGTATGATCCAGTTCCTTATGGAATACCGTTGAACAATCTGTCGTTCAGACAAGACTTTCCTACATTCGCAGCGATAAATTTCCCTCCAGCAACCGGATCAATTGAAAGAGATAGATACTGTGATCCTTCAGAGGGTCCGATTTTCCCTTATCAATTCTCCAGAAAAGATGTTAGATTGACAATGAATTTGCCAGACTACGGGTCTAATAAGTTCAGAAGCAATAAAATCAATTATGTTGAACAAGAACTAATAGTCGATTTGTCATCTGATACTCGCGCTTCATATATGAGCAGCGAGTTGGCGTCCACTGATGCTAATAAATTGGGAATATTCTTTTCTCCAACAGATATACAAAATACGGAAATTATAAAGTTCTTTGGAGAATTTCCACTCGGAGATTTGATCGGAGATCCTTCGGATGTATATCACAGATCATATGAAAAATTTGAAAAATTTAAGACAATATATTATGATCAAGGATTTGGAAATATAGACTTTTCGTTTTTCATGAACGTTGTCAGATTTTATTTTGACAAGGCTATGTTCAAATATATCAAGGGAATTGTTCCCGCAAGAGCAAAGCTCGTCGATGGCATATTGATAGAACCAAGCATTTTGGAAAGACCAAAGCTGGAAATAAAGCCTGCGGTTGTTGAGAAGATAAATCAAAACGTAGGAAAAATTGACGGGTTCAAAGATATTCAAGGAACCCAAGACCCAAATAGAATTGGAAACTTGGATATTAAAACCAAAGGAACTGCAATCTATTCTGATGTAAATCAGGTAAGATTCCCAGTAGAGTCCGATGAATTTGGTTTCTCTGTATACTCAAACGATGGCATCACATATTACAAAGATGAATACTATCGCGCCGATGTAGTTTCTTATGAGAAAAAATATCAAGTCTCGCAGAGATATGTTCCTCCGTTCTCTCAACTAACCGAAAACCAAGTGGTGAATGAGTTCAAAGGAAGAACAGAAACGTTAAGTAAGTCGTACAAGAAAGTAAGTCTGGCAAAACTTCCTACGCCAGATAAGTACCCGATGACAGCATCGTTCAATATTTTACTACCAACATCGACGTATTTTAGCGGAAACTTATATTTCGACTTTGGCCTACGTGGCTATCAATCATACTCCACAAAAAATTCGCACGGAATTTTTGGGCTAGTGTCTGGCTCGATATCTGGCGTAGATCCTATTCAAAACCCAAATTCACAAGTTGTTTTATTGGGGCAAATATTTAGTCCTGGATTAATAATGTCGGGTAGTATGGTTAATAACGGAATGCCAGTTACATATTCTGGTTATTTCGAACTAAACAACGGAGTTCAGTCGTTTGAAGGAAATATATATGGCGGAGTAATTGCCAATTCTATAAATTATATGACTGCGTATAGAGTCCATTTCCTGTCCAGTAATCCAACTTCTTCGATATTCAATGAATTTAGCACGCACACTTCAAATGCACTGTTTGCTCCTCTTGGACAAGGATTGAATTATAGAAAAATTTACTCGATGGAGAATTACCCGGCTAATTTCAGCTTGTTGTCTGGATATAGAGATAATCATTACAGATTTACCAAGCGCCAATTTTCAAGGAAGGAAGTTAATGCATATCAAACGAACCCAGTAACCGGAAGACAAACTAGCTTCAAATGGAAAAAAGGAAGCCAAAGTAAAAAAACTACGGTAGATTCTGCAACCGGTCTATTGGATAATACAGAAGCCGTTGTGGTAAAAACTATATAAAAAATACGAAAAAAAGAGTTTAACATATATATTTATTTAGAAAGATACCTATATGGCATATATCAATAATGAAACAATCACCGTAGACGCGGTTCTGACAAAGAAAGGTAGAGAATTACTTGCTGCCCAAGGAGGGTTAAATATAACATCATATGCTCTGTCGGACGACGAGGTAGATTATACGCTGTATCAACCAAATCATCCACAAGGTTCGGCGTATTATGACCTAGCTATCCGCAACACGCCAGTTTTTGAAGCGTTTACAGATGAAACCCAGCTATTAAAGTATAAACTAGTAACACTGCCTTCTGGGCAAACATCTATACCAGTCATTTCACTTGGACAAACTGCTATATCGGTTGATAGTAATTATAAGGGAGAGGTTGTTGTGGTGCCAAGCACTAACCCAGTATACAATACTACCCTTGGATATACTGCTATATTGGCAAATAAAAATGTAGGAACTGTGATTGGTGAGCAAATTCAGACCGCAACCACTGCAACCATTCCTACTTTCATCGGAGATGTTTCATCTACTACCGCACAAGTTGCTTTGGGAATAAGATTCAGATTTGTTCCTAATTCTTCACTTACAACCACCACAACTACGACTTTGACCGTAGTTGGCAATGAAAGTGGTGGCTCTGTTTCAATCCCAGTGACAGTTAATGTCAGAACATAAAAAATACGCATATGATTTTCAAGCAATTTGAATCAACTGATATTGTGGCGGGAAGATCTCAACCCGTTTCTACTGGAATGTGGAGTGATGGAGAAATAGAATGGTCACAATTTTATACCAGCAGCGTCCAGACTGTACCATCATCCTCCCAATTTGATCCATTAAATGGACTGTATTACACCAACGTGTATGATTACCCAATTGCTTCGGCCAGTGCAGATATTTATTTCTCACTAACATTTGGTCATTATGCTGGGTCCGGATCTTCTACTTTCGATACAAATACATCGCAGGGTAGCTTGATATATCCAACCAAAGCTATCTATAATCAGTATAGAAATTTGTTACTTGCTCCAGGAGATACAAAATTTTCATTTGCGCAATCCGACGTTGACGGAAATCAAACATATGTAGATTCCGACGCAATATATGCCATATCTTTCAGAAGCACAAAGTACAAAGATCGTTTGGATCCAGGACAGTTCGAATTGACACTCAGTGGATCGTTGGGAAAAATCACGCTAATAGATGATTCCAGATACAACACAGAAACAACTACACAAACAGGTGGAAAGCGCTACAATATCATAAGAGGCACAATAGCCGGTGGCGCGTCACAAACTTCAAGAAATTACGAAGCCATCGGATCTATGTATCCTGACCTTGGTATTGTGTTGCTGAATCCGACCGCACTAAATTCTTTGGTTGGCACTGTGGATGGTAGATCATTGTATG